TAGTGATTGATGTTCTTTTCATCTGAGTCAGATGCTGGTGATTGGTCTGGGCCGTAAATATTTTTAATTTGATAAGTAAATGTAAAATCATCTGAATCAAGTGTTTCAGCTGTATCTACATGGTAGACTACTCTGTTTCCTTGTGATGAACCTTGAATCCCTACGGATTTACTAACAACTGTATTTGCCATATCTTATTTATTCCTTTATGTACCTGCGTAATTACGAGACCTTGTTTTTACTCTTTTCTTAGTAATTCTTGATTTTAGTGCAGCTAGTTTCTTTTTACCAGCTCCCATAGCTCTTTTAGCTCTTTTTAGCTTGATACCTGTTCTACGTAATCTAGCTTTTTGTGTACCAGTTTGAGGTATACATCTATTACCCTGTAATCTAGTTCCTCTTGGGCATCTTTTTCTTTTAGTAATTCTTCCCTTAGACCTTCTAAAAATAACTCTTGCTCTACCAGGTTGAGCTTCATCAAATGTAGTCATTCCATCTTCTAATGGGTCATCCATATCTTCTGGTAAGTCTTGGTTTACTAAATCAAATGAATCAGCAAACATCGCATCTTTAATTTTTAAGTAATTATTTACACCATCATCGTAGTGGTCTCTCATACCATCAATTTCAAATTCTACATCCATCAACTCACCAAACTCATCAGGTATAAAGTCATAGAAAGTTTCTGGACATGAACATGTACCAGCATCTTTTTCATCATCTGGACAGTCACAAATAGTATCGTTTAAGTCAGTTTCAAGAGCTTCATCTAATTCGATTTCATAATCAAAATCAACTACTTCTTGAAACTTTTCAATTGCCACTTCGTCATGTATTTCTTGTAAAGTATCTTCGTCAATAATATGGTCTGATGATACAGCAATACCTTCAGATACCTGTGCTTTTACCTTAGCACGGTATTCATCAAACTTATTACTTTTCCAGTCTCTAAGATTGCTCATCTGTTTTAGTTTCTTCTTTGTCTGTTTCTGCTACTTCAGGCATAATAAAGTCTTTTGCAATATTTGCCTTCATATCAGCTAGTTTTTCAAAAGCTTTTTTGTCTAATTTCTCTTTCGCATCAGACTTGAAACCTTGTTCGTCATTTAAAAGTTCTTTAAGTCCACTCATAATTTATTTATACTCCCTTAGCCTCTAATCATATCCATCTCCAGCTGGAGATTTTGTTTTAGTTCTTCTTCAAGCTCATCTTTTTCGCCTTTGCCTTCGTCATAGAGAGCTTGACCATTTAACTGAACACCACCTGGTAATTCAGTATTCTCATACTTTTTCAAGTTTGAGCCCCACTGCATCTTTAATAATGCTGTAGAATACTTTTTAATCCATATATCATTGTAAACATCACCATATATCTCAGGGTCAGTTGCTTCATAACATTCAACTAAGAAGAACTCTCCCTTTTTAGGACGCTTCCAATCAATATCCAGGTAAAGTCTATTTTTGGCTTTACTAAATCTAATTGCTGGTGATGTGTTTAATAGGAAATCTATATGCTCAACATACATTTTTTGTATGTAATATCCAGTAATACCTGAACCTGCAGCATTACCATAAAATGCATCAAAGTTATTTAAGAAGTATTGGTATTCATAATTGTACATACCAGACTGAGCAAAGCTATCTACTTTAGCTACTCTTGATATTTGTATTATATTTTCTGGTACTCTTATTCCTACTTGTCCACCTTCAACTAGAGCATAGGAATCTTTTAGATATAATTGTTCTTTTTGATAGTTCTTTCTAAATACTTTATTATCTGAATCTAACGGTAAATCACTATCAATTTTTACATAGACATTAAAACCTGTATCTGAGTCAGTATTTTTACTTGGATTGTGAAATACTCTAGCACCTTTTTTATATTCTGAATCATGATTGAATACAGGAGCTGTAATGTCTTGGTGGCGTCTTTGATTTTCAGCTATTACTTTAGCATTTACTTCTAGGACTCTATATGTTCTTTCATTACCGTCATAATGATACTCTTGATACATTTTAACAGCATCATCTATACAGTCTTCCAATTGGACATCAGACACTTCTACGTTTACAACAGGTGCTCCACACCTACGTAGCATATAATCAGCTAAACTTTGTTTACTTTTCGGTAGTGCCATCTATATTTTCCCGTGATTCACTGTACATGTCCATTTGGTCATCTTCAGTATTTATTTGACCTTTATCGATTTCTTTCATTATTTCACGGTCAATCCTAGCAATATCGTCTTCAGACTGAGCTAAGATGATTTTTCGCACATATTCAATAGAGAAATATTTACCTACATATTCAGTAGCATCTCTTAACAGATTCATTCTGTCTGTTAGTAGTTCTACATCTTTGAGTTCTTTGAAGTGTGTATCTTCTATAAAATCAAAAGTGATGTGGGTTCTCATTTCATCGAATTCTTCTGCAGTACAAATGCCTTTTAGTGAACATTGTACTCTTAATATTTCATTAAAGAGTTCACCAAATTGTTTCTTTAACCTTGCAACAAATTTACCAAACTTAAGTTCATCTCTTGAAATATCAGATGCTCTACCAATTTGGAAAGCTGTATCAGCACCATTTACTCTTGATAGTGGAACGTTAAGAGCTTCATATAATTTGTTTTTAAAGTATATGATATCATCAAGGTCACCCAGATTCTGGCCACCAGGTAGGGTAGTAATCTCTGTTGCTCTTCCGTCTCTTCGTGGTAGCCAGAAATCTTCTAAGACACTCATAAATTTACGACTGTCTCTGATAGCACCAGTGACTGGGTCATAATCTATTTTGTTTCTAAATCTATTTTGCATATCTCTAAGATACTGCTCTGCTTTAATCTTTGGTAGATTACCAACATCAATATAAAATATTCTTCTTTCTGGTGCTCTTGCTATTCTATAAACAATTAAAGAGTCTTCCATAGACCTTAAGTTATTGAAAGCTTTTACAGCTTTATCTAAATAACCAATAATCATTCCTTTAGTTTTATCTACTATACCAGATGGACAAAATACTACAGAATCTTTAGATAATTTAACTGCTGCACCCATGTCACCATCAGGCATGAATTCAAAATGTTCTTCTACATCTTCTAAGAATGGCATACCAAGTTTTACATTTTTAGAATAGATGGGTTTGATTACTCTTTTCATTTTCAGAGAATCAATTGGTCTTAACTCTTGAATACCATCTTTTGGATTTTTAGAATCGATAATTACTTGATAGTATAGTCTACCATCAATATACCAGTTTCTAAAAGTTTCATAAGATTTCTTTTGGAATCTTAATAGTTCTAATGTTTTTTGGAATTCTGTTCTAATCAGTTCTTTAATCCTGTCATCCATATTCAAATTGTCTAATCTGATAGATACAGGTGCTCTGTCATGCTCAACCACAAAAGCTTCATTGACTATATCATCAATAGCCATGTCAGCTTCTGGATAAAGTGCTACTTCTCTGTATGTAGATATAAGGGCGTGCTCGGTTCTGGCTTTATCGTCTTGTTCATACGTATAGCCTATACGACCACCAACCGGTAAATCAGTTCCATCGTCTAACTGAACCGGTACTGGAGAGGGTATTTTAGGTGATTTTTCTGGTGATATTAATTCAAAGCCAAATAAATCTTCTTTTGTTTCTGCCATGTTTCTCCTAACACTGTTTTTTCATAATATGCCGCTTTAGTATTATACTAAAACGTACGCAATAATTCTTAACCGACGTTGTCGGTAGTGTTCGAAGTCCAGAATTGATATCTGATAGTTGCAGAGAACTCTGATATTGTATCGGCTGTGTCAAAAGATACATCAATTGGATCGATTGTAGTTGGGAAACAACCACGTAGAACTATTGATTTATTTACTTCACCATCTTTGCCGATTTGCTCGACAGTCCAATCTTGAACAAATGAAGCAAAATCAGTAGCATCAATTCCGCCCGCCGAAGTATTACCAACATGCGTATTAATATTATTACTCCATGATTCCATTGCATTTCTAATAGCAAAGTTATTATCGTTAATCACGGTTATCGTCCAAGGTTGAAATTTTCTATCACCTGGTAGATATAATTCTCTTCCACGGTATGGAACCATAATTTCAGTAAGTTCAGAACCAGGTAATTGTGCTGTTTTAATCATGAATGAACCAAGTTGTACTAGTCCAAGTCCAGTTGAATCTGTATTTGTGACTCCAGCTGGAAATTGAGGTATTACTCTAAATTGGTTGGCTCTTGCGCCTCCACCGATTAAAGCTGCTTTAAAATCATCTATTCTTGCCATTTATTATGCTCCTGCTACCTCTTCAAAACTAACTCCACTTCGTACTGCTACAAAGTTAAGTGTAATGAAGTTAATTGAACGATTCGGTTTGATGTATATATCAGCCACGAATCTGTTTCCATCGATTACTGCAGCCGTGTTGTTTGAAGCATCACAGACTACTTTAAAGTCTGTCATTCCTCTCCTTGACTTAACATCAGCCAAGAACGGCTCTACTGCGGCTACAAAATTTGCTCTTGTAAAGTCATCATTAAATTCAAACAATTGGAACTTAGCAGCTGTAGCAATTGCTTTTTCTAAGACAATGAATAACCTTCTAACATTAATTCTATCAAATGCTGATGGTTTGCTAAGAGCTGTTTTATCACCAAATAGTAATGTACCCTGTCCTTTAAATGTTACGACTGGGTTAACTCTTGATTTGTAAAGCTCATCTCTTTCAGCTTGTGATGGATTGAAATGTAATTTAACTACGTTTTTGTAGAATCCTCTATTCAAACCAGCTGGTGAGAAC